ATTATAAAAGCATCAAGAAGATATGATAAAAACTATACAGTAAGAGAAGCGAAACAAATGTATGAGTTTAAAGAAATCAACGATAATCTTAACATTCAGAGAGGGTACGTCTGGAAAGATATTGAGAAAAAGTCTAATCTGATTAATTCTTTAATTCTTGATATGGTTGTTCCTCCATTTTATTTTAATGTAGTACCAAATTCAGAAGGGAAAGATATATACGATCTCGAAGATGGAAAACAAAGATTGTTAACAATTATTCGCTTTATTAATGATGGATGGAAACTTGATAAGTTAGAACCTATTCAAGTAGAATATCCAAATGGAGAATGTGGAGAAATAGATATTAATGGATTAAAGTTTTCTGAATTAAAGGATGAATTTCAGGAAGCAATTTTAGGATATAATCTTCAATTTTCATTCACTTATGGTGCAGATGCAGAAGAAGTATCAAACACTTTCTTCAATCTTAATAGCGGACAGGCTATTAGTGCAGCCGTAATGAATCGTGTTAAAGCAAAATCAAAAGAACAGATTTTTGAATTAGGAGAACATGAATTATTTAAGAAAGCATTATCTCAAAAAGCATTAGACGGTCATACAAATGATGATTTAGCGGTTAAAGCTCATGCAATGTTATATTCAGAAGAAGAACCATGTATGAATGTATCTTGGTTCAGACCGTACATGAAAGATGTATTAATTTCACCAGAGCAACAAAAAACATTAAACAATGTATTTGACAGGCTTATTGAAGTTCATGATTTAATAGAGGATAAAAAGACAGCTAAGAGAATCTATACAAAAACACATATGATTAGTTTAGTTCCTATTGTTGAAAAAACGATTGAAGCAAATGTAAGCGTAGAACAGTTAGCAAATTGGGCTATTACATTTTTCAGACCAAGCGGAAAGGCAACAAGAAGTGTAAAATATAATTCCGCAGCGGGAAGTGGTTCTGGAAGAAAAGAAGCCGTTAAGATTAGAGATGAAGAGATTAAACATAGTTGGGATAATTTCTTATTAAAAGGAACAGAATCTACGGAACAAGATAGCGTAGCATAGAAAGGAAGATGAATTATGAATGGATTAGTAGCATTAAATATTGTTGAAGAATGTAAGATGTATAATTTCCCTACACGACAGAAAGAGATAAAACATAGAGAGTCTACAAAGACAGACGCACTTCATACAGAAGAAGAAATCTCAGCAGTTGCCAATTATTTTAAATCATGTATTGAAAAATGTACAACTTTTAAGAAAGAAACAATGGCTAGAAGAAACCTTGCTATGTTTATATGTGGAATTAATATAGGATTGCGTGGTGGAGATCTTTGTAAGCTTACATGGAGTACGTTTTTTGATGATGATTGGGAATGGAGATTAACCAAAGATTTTATTCCTGAAAAGACTTGTCACGTTGGTGGTACTGGAAAACGAGTAGAATTGTCATGGAACGAAGATTTGAAATTTGCATTGGAAGATTGGTTACAGTGGTTACGCATATCAAATGACGTTTCTTTGAATGATTATATCTTTATATCTCCACATGGACATATAAGCCTGGATAGATTTGAAAACATCATGAACAAAGCAACAAAATCTGTTGGCATTAAGAGAAGAATTGGTGTTCATGGTCTTAGAAAAACTATGGGTAATAGATACTATAAGATAGCAAAAAATAAAAGTGAAGCGTTAGTAGAGTTGAAGGATTATTTTAATCATGCTGATTTACACACTACTATGATTTATATTTGTCTTGAAAAAGAAAGGATGCAGAAGACAAAAGATAGAATGAGCTTTTTATATGATAAAGATGGAAATTGGAATGTATAAAAATAAGGCGGTACTATTCCGTATCGCCTTTAATATAATTCATTATCTCTGGATTATCAGAAATGAATAAATCGTTAGGGGAACAGTGAAGTTCTCGACATAAAGATTCGAGCGTATCAAATGCTATACGAGATGTTTCTCCTTCGTATAATTTACAAGCAGCAGGAAATCCCACACCAATAGCTTTAGCAAATTGATTTTTGTTTTCAAAATACTTATTAACACGATCTTTTATATTTAAAAATAACATTTTTTCACTCCTTAAAAATATATCTTTGAGAATATATTGTTAAAATGATAATATCATAATTTTTCATAAAAATAAATATATTTTTAAAGATATATTTTTTAGAATATACTCTTGACAGTATACTCTAAAAAGTATATAATAAAACCATGAAAAGCAAGTGGAGAAAGGAGGATGCTTTAGATGATAGGAGAATACAAAAGATATGATGTCGTATTAATTGACTTTGGGGAAAATACAATCGGTTCTGAACAAGACGGCATCAGACCAGCAATTATTATTCAGAACGATAAGGGCAATATTTTTTCAAGTACCACTATAGCAATGCCTATTACTTCTAATATAAAGCATTTGAATCAACCTACACATGCTTTATTAAAGAAGAGTAAAGAAAATGGTTTACCTTATAATTCAATGATTTTAGCTGAATGTCTTAGACAGGTATCAGAAAAAAGAATCATTAAGAAAATGGGTGCCATTAAAAATAAAGAAATGCGAGAAAAAATTAAAGAAATTTATCTTGCTAATTTTGAAGGATAGGAAAGGAGAACAATATGCCATATATTGAAATGACTTTGGAAGAAGCTATAAAATATGTTGAAGCAGGATTAATTGATCCAAATACAAGAGCATTAGTTTCAACGCAAAACTTAGAAAAAGAAGAAAACATCATTCCGTTTAGAAAAAAGACAAGAATGGAAACATTAGAAATTATTCAAAAAAGTAAATCTTTTGCCAGACTTGAAGGTGATGATTTTATGAATCAAGTAAAAGCCTTTTCAGTTCCACAGAATATTCATAAACCTAAACGAATGGGGGAACTTAATACTATTTTATTAAGAAGAAAAATAGAATAGATTAACATTTGTTATATTGCAGGAAAAAGATGGAAATGTTAATTTCCCAAAACATATTGACAAGAACATTCGTTCGGCGTATAATATGAGACATAAAAAGGAAATAAAATAAAAAATGCCACCCATACAAACGATGCTGGCAACATCTCTGGGCGGCAAATACATACAATGTGCTATATTTTCATATAACACTTTCTTTATTATCGCACTTCTAGCAATAAAAAGCAAGTCTTGAAAGTAAAATAGCTAATCTATTTATTTCCAGTTTATAAAAATTAAAAACAAATAGTTCTTAGAGAATATTTATATAGACTCTAGGTCTATTAAGTTTACCCAAAATTAAATATTGGAGGTGTTTGTGATGCAAAGCTTTAGGATTACGGATGGTAAAAAGTACATTTATAAAGCAAGAGGAAAGTATATCACTTGTACTTCACTATCCGTTACTGGTAAATGGAGCTTTAGGGACGCACAAAAAATATTAATGAATAATATCCCTAAAGAGCAACAGAAATCTTTTTATCTGGAGGGTGTAGATGATTTAGTTTCTCTTAACCCTGATGTGATAGATGAGAATTTGAGAAAAGAAGAGTTTGAAAAGCACTCTTTAAAGGAAATTCCACTACCAATAGATGATTTAAAGATGATTGAAACCTATGTTTCATCTGTATCTTCATTACCACAAATTAGTCGGGAGCAACTTTTATGTATGAAGAATAACTTCAAAACGAATGTTATTCAGTATGACAACCAGATTGAAGACGTAAAGCATTGGATTCTACTTAGAAATCCACCTGTGTATATGTACCCGTACCTTGGTATAAGATTTTATAAGATATTAAAATCTCGTGCAAGGGTCAAACAGAATATCAATTACATAAATGGATTGCTAAAAGCTTATGAAAAGAATTATCCTTTCAATCAATTAATCTTTGAAGTGAAAGAAAGAGAATATAAAGATTATAAACCACGCACAACAATCTTTCGTGAGTTTGATGATTATTATAAGAAAACGATTAGAAGAAAGGATAAGAAGACAGTATGACAAGAGAAGAATTACATAAAGCATCTACTGAAAAGATGAAATATCAATTAGAAAATTTATCAGACGAGCAGATGAAGCTCATACATACATATTGTGACAATGATTTACGAGAATTAAAAAAGTTATGTCACAAAATTACTCGTCATAAACCAGATGTATTTCAAAAGGATTTGGATGATATTTACGATAATGCAATCAAAGTTCTTTTGGAAACAGTGATTTCTTACAATTCCGATAGCGATGCACAATTTAAAACATTTTTATATTCAAATTTGAATCGCTCTTTTTGGGAATGGTCAAGAGATAGACACAGGGGAGTGAGAGCAAATGTATTAGTAAAGAATGGTAAAATTCTTTACGATGAAAAACAGAAAAGGGCTATTGTGATTCCTGATATGTCTTTAGATGAGATTTATGACGATGAAGTCTCTGGACATAGTAAAATTAAATCAAATTTTGATTTGGATGAGAAATTAGATTTAAAGGAAGAAATGATAGACGAGAAAAAAAATAAGCGTGTAAAAAAATTCTTAGAGAATATATCTAAGAAGAATAGAAGAGTTGCAGAAATGATAATGGATGGTAGGAACGTAGCAAATATTACAGAAGTATGTGGAATATCCTATTCTCAATATCGTGATGCAATTTCTGAATTCCGACTGTACGAAAACATAAGTATATTATTGAAAGACGAGGAAGAGTGAAATGAGCGTATTAGTAGGAAGAGATAAGACAAAAAGAGACACCTATACAATATCAAGCTTATTGGAAGCTGTGAGGTTAAAGCAAATTAGAGATGACCATAAACAACAAAGAGATCCAGATCAGTTTTCCGATGACTATAGAGATGGTT